ATCATGAAAATCAAAATCACAGTCCACATTCACCATCAAAAATATGAGTGGGAAGACAAGGGTCAGTACCTTGTTTACTCACACAAGTTCGATGACACCGACTATCGCGCTCATATTTGTGAGCAGGAGATTGAGGTCGAAGTGCCAGATGACTTTGACCCACGCGCACAGCAGATTGCCGCGCTAGAAAAGCAAAAGCAAAAGGTGATGGCCGACTACCAAAAGACCGCTATGGAAATCAACGACCGCATCAGCAAATTGCAAGCCATCACATACGAAGCCTAAGGAGAACATCATGAACGTAGGAACACAAACAGGCAGTCTGGTCAATCATTTGTACAGCCGCATGACCATCGGCGCGCCTGAGCCAACTGTGGGCATGGGCGTCACCATGTTGTCGTGGACTGACCGCCACGCAGGCACCATCGTCGAAGTGAACACAAAGAAGCGTTACATTGCCGTCACCGAAGACAGCACAAAGCGCATTGACAATAACGGCATAATCGAGTCACAAGACTACGAGTACACCTCTGTTATGGATGGATACCGCAACTACTACCGCAAGGACAGAAAGGGTCAATGGCGTCGGTGTTACTACAACCACAACGGCCGTTTGGTGTTTGGCACTGGTGGCTTGATCATTGGCCACCGTGAGTCTTATCACGACTTTTCATTTTGAGGGCACCATGAACATTCACCCAACCATAAAACTTTGGGGAGTGATCATCCTGATCCTCCTCGCCTACTATCTTGCAAAGGATTGACCATGACTCAGAAAAAAGAATTGAGCGGCTTGGCACGACAAATACTTGGCAACTCTGGTGCCGTTAAGTTTTACACCCAACAAGAGTTTGATGACGCCATGACAATTGCCAAGGCCGAGATCATGACTGTGGCCATCCAGACCAGCAAGCAGGCCATTTTCATTGAGCGGCAGGCCTGCGCTGATTTGGCTTATGAGTCTGGTTTTGAAGAGTTGGCCCAAGCCATCCGCAACCGCATACCCAGCCAAAGGCAATGACATGGATAACCGCGACGCCGAAGCGATAGAAAAAATCAGCGAATTCATGGAAATGCGCGTCAACGAGACCATGAAGGATGTGATGGATCAATACAACTTAAACGTGGCCTTGAACGTCTTGGTCAGTGTTGCCACCAGCATGATGGCCAAGGCCTTGCTCATGACCGAACATCACCGCAGAGACCATCTACAAGACCTTGCCCATAAGATTACTCAGTCTAAGCTGGAGGAGGGGCATGCGGCCGTGGAGTCCATGGTGGCCATCGGCAAGGCCATGCTCCCCCAAGGCGGTGCCTTTACCTGCCGGCCGGCACCCCCTAAAAAGCATTAGGGTTTATCCCTAGTTGCAACAAGAATCTAATTTCGTGTTAGAATTCTTCTCACTGCAATACAGCAGGTTTATTTAGGAGATCGACATGAAGTATCAATACAACGACGGTGGACGCAAAGCCGCAGGCTTCAAGGGCACAGCAGGTGACTGTGGTGCTCGTGCAATGGCCATCGCATTGGGCCTAGACTACACAGCAGTTTACAAAGAACTGGCCCAAGCCAACGCCGACAACGGCCGTGCAAAGTCAGCACGCAATGGCATCATGAAAGACGTGTACACAGACGTGCTCAAGCGGTATGGCTGGGTGTGGGTCAAGGCACCACAGTTTGCAGGCCGTAAGGCACGTTGCAGTGACATGCCAGCAGGCGTGGTGATTGCCAAGCAAGCCCACCACTTTGTGGCAGTGATTGACGGTGTGGCCAACGACGCATGGGACTGCACAGAACGCATGGTCTACGGGTACTGGGCCAAACAATAAAACAACGGGGCTTCGGCCCCTCTTGACAACAAAATCTAATTCCGTGTTAGAATCTTAACCACTGCAACGTCGCAGGTTTATAGGAGATCAAAATGAAACGCAAATACATCAAAGCATTTAACGCCCTCAAGAAGCTGGGCGTGCCAGTTTACGAACGTGATGACATGGACGGTCGGTTTCAGATCAGTGCAGAAGACCCAGAGTCTTACAAGTGGGCCGACTACTATGATGGGTACCTGCAACCTAACTGGGTGTTTGGTGTCAACCCCAAGATTGATGCAGTTTTGAGTAAGTGTGGATTGTTTGCCGAGTGGATCAACCCCGGTGAACTTGGTGTGTACGAAGCATAAGGAGAACAACATGGAAGACTTTAAAGCAATGGCCAAGATGGTCATCGAAACAACCGCCAAGGCGCACAGCCTGATGGCTTATTGCGACTACATCGCCCACATCATCTCAGGCAAGCTGAAGACACACGACAGCGAGAGCCTGCTGTCCGTGGTGACTAGCCCCAAGTATGACGTGACGCCTGATGGCAAGTTCGCCAGCACCAAGAAGACCATCATGGTTCACGACCGTTATGGCAAGCAATACCGCATCACAGTGGAGGAAGCATGACAACAGTGTGTGAAATATCCTTCTGCATCTTTGGAATGCTTGGAGCCCTTTGCTTTGGCATTTTGGCAGGCTGGCTGGGTGGCTTTGTCCACGGCTCGTTTTGGAGGCAGAAATGAACCGCCAAGAAATCGACGAAATGATGCGCCACCTGCCCAGCCAACAACCCACCGAAACCACAACCCAAAAGTGGATTATTGGCATGTGGTTTGTCATGTTTCTAATCCTGTGCGTTTATGCACCCGACATCCGTTACCAATCAACTGAGGAGAATATCCATGGCAACAGCCAAGAAAACACCAGCCAAGAAGGTTGCCGCAAAGGCACCAGCCAAGAAAGCACTCGTAAAGGCCCCTAAACGGCCCGTGGCGGCCTCAAAACCTGAGGAGCGTACCTTTGCCATGCCTAAGGAGGTTCAAGAGTGGATAGAGCGCGCATCCAGCACGATGAAACATCAAGCCACCCAGATCGCCGCCATGAAGGAGGAGATCGTGCAACTGAAGGCCTACAAGAAGTTTGCCGCAAACAAGATTCAGGGGATGAGTTATGAGTGACGATTACAAAATCCAAAATGCATATGAGGGCGGCGAGTGCCAAGTGAAATACGCTACACCCGCAAGCACGAAGTTTGAGTTTCCTAAGCCCAACCACAACATAACCTTCCACAACGCCGAGGGGCATGAGGTGGGCACACTGGACTTCAACGGCCCCGGATTAGCATTTGAAGGCGTGGCAGAGATGAGCGCCATCGTGTTTATGGACTGGGTGAGCAAGAAGTTCCAAGCGCGCCTGCAAGAGGAATACGACAAAGGCTTTAAAGACGGTAAGGCTTCACAAACCACCGGGTGAAGAGTTAAACTTCCAGTTATGCGCTGAAACGATTGCGCGACAAAGGACTGGAACATGACCGACAAGAAGACAAGACCCGCAACACGGGAAGAGAAGATCACAAAGCCCGGCATCTACGAGGTGCCCGTGACACAAGAGTCACTGGAGCACGAACTGGCCACAATCGCCAAAGAAGTCGCCGCGCCAAAGAAACCCGTTGGACGCCCAACCATTTACAGCAAAGACCTCGCAGACCGTATATGCGTAAGGCTTTCACTAGGGGAGAGCATTAGATCGATCTGTAAGGACGACAAGATGCCAGCACAGTCTGTGATCTACCAGTGGTTGTACCGCCACCCCGAATTTGCGGAGCAATACACACGTGCGCGGGAAGAGCAGGCTGAGACGCATGCAGACGAAATCGTGGACATTGCCGACGAAACGCCTGCCCTGCTGGAGGTGAAGGACAAGGAGGGCAACATCGTTGACATCAAGCTGGACAGCGCCTACATCGCTTGGCAGAAGCAACGGATTGACTCACGAAAGTGGAATGCCTCCAAGCAACGTCCCAAGAAGTACGGTGACCGTGTCACCCATGGCGGGGACGACGAGAGCCCCATGGTGGTCGAGCACAACCTAAACGTGTTCGGCGACCTGCTCAAGGCTATCAAACTACAGCGCCAATCGGAGGCATCATGATTCACTACACACCCGAAGGCCATCACATCAAACTGGGCCTGAACTTCAGTGGTGCCCCCGGTGGCTTCCGCATAATGTGGGCTTGGTATGACTTTTCCACGAACACGGCTACAACTTACCGCCTGAGAGTGCGCCTGCACATGGCACCGCGCATCTTGTGGGAGGCGAAGACTTGGAGCGTGATTGACAGCTACCTGATGGTGCATGACCTTGAGTTGGTGCATAGAGAGGTGCTGGAAGACCTGAATGCTACCGAGGCCGCAGTCAAGCGCACCAATGAGCCATTGGCCTATATCAAGCCCGTATGAGTGCTGTAGACGCCATCCTCGAAGATCAAGAGTATCTTGACGAGGAATACGTCAAGCTGACGCCTATCGCGCAGTCAGTGGTCAACTGGCAGATGAAATGGCAGAGAGAGGCCCACAAGCACCAGATCGAGCCCATGGGCGACCATTGGTCATGCTGGTTACTTTTGGCTGGGAGAGGTGCCGGAAAATCGCGTGCGGCGGCCGAAACACTTGCATGGTGGGCATGGGAGCAACCCAACACCCGCTGGCTGGTCTCCGCGCCCACGTCGGGTGACCTTAAAGGGGTTTGCTTTGAAGGCGATTCCGGATTGCTCAAAGTCATTCCACCTGAGTTGGTGGCCAAGTACAACTCAAGCCTGCATGAGATCACCCTGATCAATGGCACCCTGATCAAGGGCATCCCGGCGTCTGAGCCAGAGCGTTTCCGGGGCCCACAGTTCCATGGTGGCTGGCTGGACGAGCTAGCGGCATGGGAGTACCTCAGAGAGTCTTGGGACATGATCCAGTTCGGCATCCGACTGGGTGAGCGCACCAAGCTGATCTGCTCGACCACACCCAAGCCAAAGGACGTGGTGCTGGAGTTAATTGACCGTGAGGGCGACGACGTGGTGATTACCCGCGCCAGCACGTACAGCAACATCGCCAACTTGGCCAAGTCATTCCAGAAGCAAATCTTGCAGTACGAGGGCACCAACCTTGGCCGGCAGGAGATTCATGCTGAGATCATCGACCCTGAAGAGGGCGGCATCGTCAGACGCGACTGGTTCCGTCTTTGGCCAGACGGCAAGCCCTTCCCTCGGCTGGAGTACGTGCTCCAGTCCTATGACTGCGCCACCAGCGACAAGACCATCAACGACCCCACAGGATGCATCACGCTGGGCGTGTTCAAGCCTGAGGATGGTGGCATGTGCGTCATGGTGCTGGACTGCTGGCAAGACCACCTCCAGTACCCGCAACTGCGCCCCAAGGTCATTGACGAATTCGAGACCGTCTACGGTGAGGGCAAGACCCGCAAGCTGGTGGACGTGATCCTCGTGGAGGACAAGAGCGCCGGCATCAGCCTAATCCAAGACTTACAGCAGGCCCACCTGCCCGTGATCGCCTACAACCCCGGCAGGGCCGACAAGGTGCAACGTCTGTCCATCGTGGCCAACATCATCAAGGCCGGGCGCGTATGGGTGCCTGAGTCGTCCGTGCGCAAGGGGTTTGTCAAGGACTGGGCTGAGGGCATGGTCAGCCAGATATGCTCATTCCCTGAGACGGTGCATGACGAGTTCGTGGACTGCATCAGTCAGGGCCTGCGCTACTTGCGTGACGCCGGGTGGATCAGCATCGACTTCTCACGCCGGGACGAGATCGACGAAGAGGACATCACCGACGCTGAGATATTCAACAGCCGAAGCCGGGAGAATCCGTATGGAGCATAAACCTACTAATCCGATTAGTAAGTAAAAACCCGTACTAATCAGATTAGCATCACTACAAGGAAAAGAGAATGGAAGATGAAGACTACCTTTACATCAAAGCTGGCCCCGACTACGAAAAAGTCATCCAACAAGATGGTGTGCGCACTACTGTGTGCGAGAACAGATACGAAGTCCTTGCCCAGCCCACAGGAGCCGTGCCTGAGCAACAAGCAGTCCAGCAGTTCAGAGAATGGATCAGAGCGCGCAACGCCAAGGTCATGCAGGGAGTTGGGTGTGTGTCAGAGTGACCGTGAGTGTCCTGATTGCCCAAACGTATGACCCCAAGGCATAATCTATGCAATTACATTCTGAGGTAACGCATGCCCATTCCTGAGCAATACCGCAAGCAACTTGAACAGCAACGGCAGTTGGCCGAGATACGTTCGCAGTTGTCAAAGCAGTACGACAAGGAGATGGCCAGCAAGTACACCCGTGACATGCCGTCCTACACTGAATGGTTGGCCAAGCGCCAGCAACCAAAGGCCCAAGGCGGCTCCGTAATGGGCATCAACGTGGCCACAGACCGCAAGTCAGGCCGAAGGTATGCCGACATGATTGTGGACGGCCACAAGACCCTTGAATCACGCAACAGCGATACCCTGCGACCTTATGTAGGCAAGCGGGTGGCCATCGTCAGGACGGGTGAGGGCAAGGCCAAAGCAATCGGCGAGGTGACCATCGGTGAGCCCATGGTGGTCAACAAGCAAAAGTTCCGGGCGCTGGAAGACAAGCACCACGTGCCCGAAGGATCAGCATTCGACATCAACACGCCTACCAAGCACTTGTACCCCATGCATGACCCAGTCCGATACGACGAAGAGCGTGACGTTGGCCATGGCATCGTGTCACGCAAGGTCATTGAGAAGGACAAAGGAGGCACAGTGAAAGAACCTAAGAGCACCGTCAAGGCCTACAAATTATTCCGTGTCCACCCAGATCATCCCGGCAAACTGTTCCCACTATTTGTGGACGCCAACACACCGGTGGAGATGAACAAGTGGGTGGATGCCAAAGAAGGCGAGATGAAGGACGGTAAGGTCAAATCAAAAATTGGCGCCCTTGCATATCGTCCCGGCTGGCACGCTGGTGACTTGCCTATCGCCACCCACATAGGTGAGAAGTCTGACCCCAAACTGACCGCGCCCGACCGCCGTCCTGCAAACCATGCATGGGCTGAGGTGGAGATGCCCAACGACGTGGACTGGCAAGCTGAGGCCAACAGGCGCGGCACCAATGCACAAGGCAAGCTGGTGCCCGTCAAAGCACACATTACCGACCAGATACCCAAGGGTGGCCACTACCGATACAAGACCAACCCCAACATGACGGGCAACTGGTTAATCGGCGGGTCAATGAAGGTCAACAAGGTGCTGACTGACAAAGAGGTGGAACGCATCAACAGGAACGCTGGCACGTCCGACCTGCCACGCAACGAGCCGTTTAACAAGAAGGACTTTGGCTTTGCTCAAGGCGGCGTAGTGGCCCCTGAAGAGTGGGCGGCCGAAGAGTATGTGAACTACAAATCAAAAGGCGACAACGTGAAGTATTCCAACCCATTTGACTACGAGAATCCTGATCACGTTGAGGCGGTGGCCAACATCGCCGCCAAGCACAAGGACTTCAACAAGATCACCGACGTGGCCAAGCACTTGGCAAGCACGCTGTCTACAGGCAACTGGCGTCACATTGAAGACCCACGCATTCAAGACGCCATCAAGAAGGCAGGACATGATGGCTATCACGTTGCTGAAAAGACTGGCAAACAAACACACGTAACCAACAAAGCAAAGGGGGGCTATGTGCAACCATCAATGGCCAAAATGAAGCTGGCGCTGGCTCAAAAGAGCAGTAGCGTTGACCTAAAAAACGTCGGAGTGAATGAGGCACCAAGCATGTCGCCCAAGCACTTTTTCCCACCTGAGACCAGCGACATTGGTTTCCCCAGCCCCGGCGGCGTGGCAACTACACGTGGCATGCCCATCGGTGGCATCGACATGAGCAAGATGCAGAGTGGCCAACAACTGATGCCCACGCCTCCCCAGCCCCCGCAAGGCGCGCCCGGTCAACCACCCGGTGCTCCCGGTGCTCCTCCCCCACCGCCCGGCGCTCCTATGGGTGCCCCACAAGGCCCAACACCACCACCCGGCAACATGCTGGCCATGACCCCACAAGGTCAGACCATGGCCGCTCTGGGTGGCCAGAAGATGGCAAAGGGTGGCCAGCCGTCCGTGGACGAAATGAAAGCTGAGATGGCGGCCAAGAAGCCCTCAGCACAAGACAAGCGCGTCACCATCAAGGCTGAAGGCTCTGGTGGCGTCAAAGGCATCGTGGTGCCCCGTCACACGCTAGAAGGCAACGCCAAAGTGGGCGCAATCGGCCTGCATGAGATGAATGAGGCACGCGCCAAGGTTTATGGTGACGAGCACCGTGATCCACTGACGCTGAACAAGATCGCCCAGCAACACCGCGACACGCTGAAAGAGCACTTTGCCAAGCCATTGGAAGAGCAGACCGCCGCAGAAGAGGCCGCACTGAACCGCCTGCGTGAAGCCAAACACATCGGCAAAAACGCCAACACACTAGACGAGTCAGAGAAGCTGGACACCGTGCGTCACGAGACCGACGAAGAGGGCCGCACACACATCGGTTTTGCATCTAAAGGTGTTGCCGGTCACGCCCTGTACACGACCGGCAAAGGCAAAGACACTAAGTACCAAGTGATCAACACTTGCCCCGGCCAGACCGAAGGCTGTGGTGGCGGTAAGGACGCCGAGGGCATCGTTGACACCAAAAAAGGCACATGCTTCGCGCCCAATGCTGAGTCGCAATATGCTGGTGCCGCCACACGCCGCGCCGCACATGAGCAGGCCAAGCACGACCCCAAGATGACTAACGACTGGATACTGGCTCACACTGGTTCACTGCGCAACGCCGCACGCCTTGCAGATAAAGGTAACCAGCGCCTGCTGTTCCGTCCCAACGTGGTGGACGAGACCGACGTGTCATCACGTCACGCCATCCGTCATTTGAACGAACAGCGCAAGGCAGAGGACAAGCCACCAATTATCGCCAACTCATACGGCAAGACCAACGAGTTGCATGACCCTGAAAACGGCTACTACGTCACCCACTCCAACGTGGGCCCCAAGGTCAAGAAGGGTCAGGAGATCAGCGAGAACGTTGGGCGCGACAAAGCACGTGTGCGCAACACCATCATGGCCGCCGATAACAAGGGCGACTTCACCAACGAGCAGGGCCACAAGACACCGCCCAAGGGCTCCTACATGGTGACTGACGTGAAGCGTGGCTCACCCATGGCCAAGAAAATGGAAGAGCACATCAATCACGCCAAATATTGGACGACTGGCCGCCCTGAGAGTGAGTTGACACACGAAGAGCGCGCAGAAGGCCCTGAGGGTCATTTCAACGGTTCTGGACGCAAGACCACAGAGGACAAGGCCCACTATGGCCACCGCACTCATGAGGGCCTGCGCTACGACTACCAGAAGCAACACATCCTGCACCCACGCTTGGTGCAAGTTGGCCAGAACAAAGACGGCACACCGCACATGATCCCAACCGATTCACGGTTCAAGGACACTGAGTTCTTGCCAAAAAATCGCTTCAAGACCAAAAACGGCAAAGAAGCTGGCCACATCTTGATGACCACGCCCACCGAGTCAACCAGCAACATTGGCCACCAGACATCGTTCACACACAACGTAAGCGACAAGCACATCGAGCACGCCATGAAAAACAACGGTGAGTACGAGATCGACAAGCCAGAAGATCAAGCCAAGGCCAAAGGCAAAGAGTACACCGCACCGCAGGCAATCAAGTTCTATGCAGAGGGTGGATCAGTTGATGGCCGTCACCGTGGCTTCAGTCACGACGACTTCCACGCCTTCCCCGAGCAGAACGTTGTGGCCCAGCGCCACATGGCTATGCGTCACGGTGAAGACGAGCGCAAACCCGCCGCTCAAAAGAAGGCTGTTGTTGTTCACAAGAATGCTGGGACAATGCGGTATGAGATGGCAATGAACAAAAAGGCTAAATGATGTCAGAACAAAATCCAGACGAAATCGGAATTGAAGAGCAAGAAGACGGCAGTGCGCTCGTCGATCTGCCTGAGATGGAGATGGAAGAGCAGGATGACGGCTCGGCCATTGTCACCATTGAAGACGGCCCTGAATTCAATCCTGAGTTTTACGACAACCTTGCAGACAGCATTGACCCCAGCGAATTGACCACGCTGGCATTCAGATACCTTGACTTACTTGAGACGGACAAAGAAGCGCGGTCACTGCGCGATAAGCAATATGAAGAAGGCATTCGACGCACTGGCATGGGCAATGATGCCCCCGGCGGCGCTACTTTTATGGGCGCATCTAAGGTGGTTCACCCTGCCATGGCTGAGGGTTGCGTGGACTTCGCCAGCCGTGCCATTAAGGAGATGTTCCCGCCTGATGGCCCTGTCAAGACGAAGATTCTTGGCAAGATGGACGACCTCAAGTCGGCAAAGTCAGAGCGCAAACGTGATTACCTAAACTGGCAGATTACCGATCAGATCGAAGAGTTCAAAGACGAGCAAGAGCAATTGCTTACCCAGTTGCCATTGGGTGGCTCACAGTACTTCAAACTCTGGTTTGACGAGCAGAAGAAGCGCCCATGCGTGGAGTTTTTGCCAATCGACCGGGTAATCCTGCCGTTTGCGGCAACCAACTTCTACACGGCCCAGCGCGCCGCTGAAGTTCACGAGATTACGCAGTACGAGTTTGAGCGCCGCATCCGCACTGGCATGTACCGCGACGTAAATTACGTCAAAGCCTCTGGCACTTTGGATCAAAACAAAGTTGAGCAAGCCAATAACAAGATTGAAGGCAAGCAATTTGAAGACAACAAGGATGGCCTACGCAAGGTCTATCACATCTACTGCTACTTGGAGTTGGAAGACGACAAGAAGACTAAAGGCGAGTACGCACCTTACATCTTGATGGTTGATGAACTTGACAACCAAGTGGTGGGCCTGTACCGCAACTGGGAAGAAGTTGACAAGACGCGCACCAAGCTGGACTGGGTTGTTGAGTTCAAATTCATCCCTTGGCGCGGCGCATACGCTATCGGGCTACCTCACCTCATCGGAGGCCTCAGCGCGGCCTTGACGGGCGCATTACGGGCTTTGCTGGACACTGCGCACATCAACAACTCGGCCACCATGCTGAAGTTGAAGGGCGCGAAGATCAGTGGCCAGTCACAGCAGGTCGATGTTACCCAGATCATTGAGATCGAAGGCGCACCCGGCGTGCAGGACATTCGCCAGATTGCCATGCCTATGCCGTTTAACCCACCTTCACAGGTACTGTTTGAGTTGTTGGGATGGCTGGATACGGCCGCCAAAGGCGTGGTCACATCAAGCGAAGAGAAGATTGCAGACGTTACCAGCAACGCGCCCGTAGGCACGACACAGGCCTTAATTGAACAAGGTGCGGCGGTTTTCTCATCAATCCACGCACGCATGCACGACTCACAAGCCCGTGTGCTGAAGATTTTGTGCCGCTTAAACCGCTGGCACTTTGACGAGATGAAGAAGGGCGACGTTGTTGCCGATCTGGAAATCACCCGCGAAGACTTTGACAAGAACACCGACGTGGTGCCCGTGTCTGATCCTCACATCTTTTCTGAGACTCAGCGCATGGCACAGAACCAAGCCGTGTTGGCTCTGGCCGAGAAGCATCCTGAGCAGTTCAACATCAGCGCAGTGCTTTCACGCATGCTCAAACAAATGAAGGTGCCAAACATCAACGAGTTGATGAAGGACGTGCCAGCCCCAGAACAGCGTACATCGGCCGACGAAAACGCCGCATTGCTCATTGGCCAACCAGCCTATGCGTACTTGCAACAGGATCACATTGCACACATTCAGGATCACCTGCAATTTGCGCTTAACCCGTTCTTGGGTCAATCACCATTTGCAGACCCAAACTACTTGAACAACCTGATCGAGCACTTGAAGCAACACATGACGTTGTGGTACCTCAACCGCTCCAACGGTTACGTGCAGGACTCCGTGGGCAAGCCAGTCGACGACTACGACGATCCAGCACTCACGGCAACCATCGACAAGGTGTACACCACCATTGGCGCGCACGTCATGCTGGATACCCAGCAAGTGTTTGGTCAGTTCCAGCAAGCCATTACGCAGATCATTCAGATGGCCCAGCAACGCAAGAACGCACCTGCGGCATTGCCACCTGACGCACAAGTGGTCAAGGACACCAACATGGCCGAGACACAGCGTAAGACTGCTAAGGATCAAGCCGACATCAAGCTGGCCCAAGATCGTTTGCAGAAAGACATGCAAGAACACATCGATGACAACCAAACAAAGATTGCCATCGAGAATGCAAAATTGACGCATCAGACCATCCAACAGATGGCTCCTGCTCAACTACCTGCGGCACCTGCCGCTTCCTTAATGCCACCTCAAGGAGAACCAAATGGCAACGTCTGATCAAGAACAAAAGAGCGTGCTCGTGAAACAGCACAAGCGTCTCGCCATGGGTGAGAAGCTGGATGGCCAATCCATGCAAGCTAAGGGCGGCAAGAGCCAGCCTTCTAAGCCTAGCGGCGGCTTGTCTGGTGCCAAGAAGTCAAATGCTTGAACAACTGATCCACCGGGTCAAAGTACGTCAAGCCGAGTTGCATGTGGCCCTTGCTCAAGGGATTCCAGCAACTTGGGATGGATACCAACGAATGGTTGGCGAGTACCAAGGACTGCAACTTACCTTGGACATGATCGACAACATGCTGGATGAAGAGAAGAACCAAGATTGATAGCCCCACTCCGGGGTGAGACCGCGCTGACTAAGCGCATAACGATGCACCTGAGATATGGTGTTTAGGAGTTGATGATGAGTGAAAAAGAGAAAATCATGGCCTTCGAGGCCA